ATGCCGCCCATGCCGGGTTATCTGCACGTTGGACTTCATACTTTTGTTGGTACGGGTTGAATACATACACGGCGGAGCGTTCTTGTATCCAGGATACTTCAGGGTCAGAGCCGTTAAGTTGAGATGTGGCCAACGCTTTAATACCAATAAGTGCTTTACCTGGATGTACGAAGTCATCATATATAATCTGCGTTAACTGGTTCCAGTACACTTTATTGTTGTATCGAATGGTACTGCCATCCTTACTGGAACAACGAACACGGACTTCATACTGCGCCTTATCGAGGTTATCAAATCGGTACACTCGATAGAACGCGGTGTTAGTAGCCTCTGTAACCTTGCCCTTATAGTCGCCTTCAGCGATTTCCGCATCAGACTTTTGACGCGTGAAGGACCATCCGTCTCCGGATTTCTTAACGAAGGCTTGCATGCCCTTTTGGTTGGATAGCGGTAACTTATGCCACTCCTCGTCCTCCCCAACTTTCCGGATTTCCGCATCAAGAGTAACCGATGTAGCGTCCATTCCGCCTGTATCGTTGGAGTAATACAAGCCATTAGGGAAGCTGATAGTTAACTCAATGGCATTGCACGCGTCGCCTTGTACACGTTGCGTACTCCATCCGGTTTTAAGTTCATAGTTGAGTACTTGGTCTGCATAGTTATCGTTGAAGTTAGGGATAACAGTTTGGTCATTGGTACCTAATCTGATATCTACTTGCACATCCTGGTAGTTACTAATAGGGTTAGCATTGATACGGATATCCTCGATTTTGGACAACTCGCCTTCACCGGCACAATATAAGAGGTTGAGATACTGCTTTTCGCCGTCACTGATAATGTGACGAGATAAGAGGAGCCCTGCGCTCTTCATACGGCCGTACGTAACGGATAGCGGGTACCCTTGACCGGTTACAGTTTTGGCCCCTCCCCATCCATAGGTATTAGCCTGTGCGGAGTCCGTATGGGACCGGTCAGCCTTTGGCTGAGTTAACTTATTGACGAGCATATTGCCAATCATACCAATGGCCATGGAGAGTACTGTACGCCAAATTAGACTTTGGATACCGAAGATGGCGCCACTGGCGATACCACCGGTTGCAATACTAAGGCCAATAGATAAAATAATTCCAAAGAACTTACCGTCAATCTGTGGCATGGCCACGATATAATCGCCATCGCTTACGATGGTATCCAACGTTGCCTCTTGCCCATTAATGGAGTATACCCAGTCGCCATCTTGCTTAGCATAAAACCTCAATGGCATATTCGCCTTATAGGGGCGATATTGTGTTTCATGCTGATCCGGTTTAAACGGATTTCTTACAAGCACTACATTAATCATCGGCTACTCCTTTCTGTCATAAATATGTTTAAGCCTAGAAATGTATTTCGAGATATGTTCGATACATACACCGCTTGGCTTAGTTGCGTGAATGAACCTTCCATCGCCTAAATACACACCTACATGGTCGAGTTCCTTACCTTTAAGGGAGAATACTAGGACACTGCCCTCCGTAGGTTCCTTGACCTCTTGCCACTCATCCATAGGGATATTGGTGTAGTTAGGAAGTATAACACCGTTACGGCGATATACCTCGGCCACTACGTCCCAACATTTCAGCTCCTCGAATGGAGTGCCAATCATATCAGTCATATCACTTGTTAGATGCATACAGACCTCCCTGTGGAATCGTTGGCTCGCCTCCGAATCGAACGCTATTACCCAGTGCCCTACATCGTGACAAAGTCTTATTACACTCGGTTTCCTCGCCTTTATATCCGCACTGAACCCCCTTGAACTTGAACGGACAAAAGTCCTTCATGATGCGGACCAATGGGAACCTACGTGTGAAACTAAAATCGGTACCTAGTGTGAACTCCATCCATTCCGCATTAGCGACGGAGCCTGTAATAACGAAGTGTTCTTCTACTTCGCACACATTTGGTATGTTTGTATTTATTACACGGACAATGACATTCGCACCGGTGAACCCTTGGTTATCCTCTGCCAGGCGTTGGATAGTCCGTGTCACATTGGACACGGACAATTTCACGTTTGGAAGATCGGTAGAGTTATGGTTGACGTCCGCTAACTTAAACGGGAACGCGATGTACTTATTCCCTTGGAAGGTGATATCCTCGGTGTTATATACGAGCCGTACGATATCGCCTTTGTATTCAATATCAAGGAGCATGAGCCATACACCTGTGGCGTCTATTTTGTTTTTCTCCAAGATAGAAGCTGTTGAAAGTGTTAACATGTTATGCCTCCTGTAATTTCACTGTGCCGACCCATATGCCGTAGTCATTCGCTGCGAAATCTAACTGATCACTGAATCGTACCTTGATAGTTTCCTTCGTTTCAGGGTTCGTCCAGTCAAACACGGTCGAACAGTTGACCTCGTCGAAGAACGCCCTTAGCCGTAAGTACTCGGAGGTAGGCACCTTATAATTCACGTTGTATGACCGTAGGGCCTTAGTAGTCTTACGACGACTAATAATCGTCATATTCTCTACCTGGCCTTTATACGTCATATCTGGTGTAGTTTCTTGAATTGGATATATTGGATATCTAATGTTTGGAAATGTTGCCATGATTAACCTGCGGCTGCTTTAATAGCGTCGCGCGCACCCCCTTTGTTATTCGTTACGGCCTTAACCATTACATCGATGATGTAATTTTCGCCATCAAATCTCGAGCTTTGTTGTTCGGATTCAAGAGCTTGGCCAGATTGGTTGATGATGTTAACAGTGACGTTATTCCCCTGATTACCACCCAGCATCTTACGAGTTTGACTAGCATTATAGATACGATGTGAAGAGTTGAACTGTAAGAGCTCTGGACCATTTTCACCAACCAGAGTCATCCCTGCGGGAGCGATACCACCGCTTGCAAACTTACCCATACTGTTGCCAGTAAATGCAGCACGGAAGGAACCACCACCAGAGAATGAAGATACGTTCCCGCGTCCTATCCCTATATTTCCTATGCCTCCAGCCACGCGACCGAATAGGCTTTGTAACTTAGGTTGTAAATATTGTTGGAAGGATAGGTTCACCATCATCTTGATAATGCTGTTAGTCATATCCTTGAATATACTAATGAGTCCCTTACTGAAGGACTTCGTACCTGTGGCCATAGCCTCGAGATTATTCGTCCATGCCGAGTTGATAGAACTCATCGTACTATCAAAAGTCGATTTAGCTAAATCAGCATAATTGGTAGTCTCTTGCTTATATTGACGTGCAGCTTCTTGTAGGCTTGTTTTAAGACTGCGACCTGCGAGTTCCCATAGCTTTTGCTGAGCTTCAACTAGGTTCTTCTCAATCTGTAAGCGTTGAGTAGCGCTTAGTTGAGCTTCATTTAATTCAGATTGAGCATAGGAGATATAAGACTTAAGTGACTCATCAAGTACCTTGTCTGCATCCTCTTGAGATACACGGCCAAGCTTCACTAAGTTGGATTGCTTATCTACATCTTCGTTGAGTTGCGTGTAGGCTAACTCACGAATCTTCTGATTAGTTTCAGCAGTAAGCTTTAGCTTCTCAGCATTAGCTTTCTTCTCAGCGAGTGTTTTATCCCCAACTGCTTTTGTATACTCGCGAATGTTATCGTCAATCTGAGCTTGTTGAGCTTCAGATTCAGCCTTGATAAGTTGCAAGCGATCGCCAGTACGTTCAAGGTCTAACTTGACGATATCCTCGTTCATCTTACGAACACGTATTTTTTGATTACGGTCAGCTTCAGCTAATTTCTTTTGGTATACTTCCTCATTCTTAGCCTTAGCTTCTGCGACTAAGTTGGAATCAGCAAGTGCTTTAGCATTAGCAATTTTGAGCGCATCATTAGAAGCCCCAGTAGGAGCACTGCCGCCATAAGCCTTCGCATATAGTGCAGTATCTACATAACCTGTTACAGCGCCGAAGTCACCTTCAATAGAACTAGATTGAAGTACTTGACCAGGGCCTATACCACCAGGTCCGTGAGAGTTAGCCCCAGTATAACCACCATTACCATCAGCAATGACTACATGGTTATCACCAAGTACTACGACACCATCGCCTGCTTTAGGAACGTATCCATCGCCTGGGTCGTGCCACGCACCAACCGCTCTTGAATCACGCATAATATCTGGTACATATCTAGCAGTACTAACCCCGAATGATGCTCTAATACTATCTGCGAATAGCTTACCGCAGTCTGTAGCCCAGTCGCCTTCAGCACCTAATACGTACTTCTTGCCTAATTGAGCGTTGGCTGCATCTAATACACTTGATGCTTCGCCAGTACCACCACCGCCACCATTTAAGCCGGCAGCAGAACGAATGATGTCACGAATGTTCTTATTATTCGATTCATATTGATTCTTAGCGCTGAGTTTATCAATTTCATATTGACTGCCGTCAATCTCCAAGGATTGAAGGGTTAGACTTCGAATCATATCGTTAAGACGTTCTACAGAGCTTGCTAATTTTTCGGCCGCCTGTTCTGCTTTCTTAGCCGCAGCTTCTTGGGCTTTCGCCGCTTTGCCGGCTTCCTCATTAGCCTTATTAATAGCTTCGTTGTTAGATAAGCCGTTCTTAGCGTTCTCGATTTCTTGATCTAGCTTGGCCTGTTCCTCTTCGGCTTTCTTCTTCGCCGCATCAGCCTCTTCCTTAGCTTTCATCGCAGCATCGATTTGAGCGCCTTCTTCCTTAGTGGCTAGGCGGTCATTCTTAATCAACCCGAAGAAGGAGCTATCCTCAACCCAGTACCGGCCATCGTGGTTAGCCATGTAGGCGGTATTAGTACCTGGTGCATTGAGGTTCTTATGAGCTCTAAGCCCATTCACATCAACACCTAGGTCAGTACCTTTAGTAGCTTCCTTGTAACGATAGTCAAGTAGTGCTTTACCTGCCAACGCGATAGCACTGGCCAAAGCTACCCAAGGACCTGCAGCGGCTAGAGTAGCAAGCCTCATAAACTTCAATGCCGTAGTTACAGACTGAATTACTGTTACTGCAATGCCGGCCTCGAAACTAAATTTCACTACCCCTGAGATAGCTTCCTTTTGTTCTGTAGCCATACTGCTATATGACTTTGTTAAATCGATAGCCCATTGCGTATAGTCCATAATGACGGGCAATAACTCTTGACCAATCATGATGGCCAAACGTTTGCCAGTCTGTTCCATGTCCTTTAATTGGCGATTAAACTGTGCCGATTTTTTGGCCGCTTCATCGTCAATGATAAGGCCCATGGCCCGAGCACGGTCCTCAACTTGCTTCATTGCCTCTGCGGACATATTTAACATGCCGTGAAGTTGGTACCCAGTCTTACCGAATAATTCCATTTCGACACGAGTTTTCTCGGCGCCGTCCTTCATACCTCTTAGGCGTTCTTGGATAATTTGGAATACTTCAAGAGTGTTCTTCCCTTGAATCTGATCAATACTAATCCCTAACCGACTGAACATATCGGTCGCAAGTTTCCCCTCTGCGGAGGCTGTTTGCATTTTATCTTGAGCGTTGGATACGGCCTTCGCAAACTTGGCAAACGCCGTAGTGCTTACGTCGGTAGCAACGCCCATATAGTTGGCCACGGAGATAAAGGTACTAGCCTGTTCCGCGGTGGCACCAGTCAAGGACTGCATTTTCTTAACAGATAAATTCCAATCGAGTGCCTCTTTGGCCAGCTTTGAACCTAGACCGGTAATACCTGCTCCGGCTCCAATGGTCAACATTTCAGTTTTTAATTTCGCTAACTCGGCAACTGTACCCTTAGAGGCGGCTGCGATTTTCTCTAAACCGGCTTGCGTATTCTTATCGGTCAGTTGCACTACGATATCTACTACATTATTCGACATCCTTATTCATCGCCTCCATTTCTAAGCCCTCTAATATCCACATGAGGTTGAACAACATCGGACCCAGATTGATATTGTTCATTTCCGCTACTGTGCGAATAGCCGGATAATCGAATCCAGCTAACCCTCCTGTGTGATATATTCGTTGACTGCGTG